CGCGCAGGTGGTCAGTGCTTACAGCGCCTTTGAGTTCTGGTGCAAGGGCACGCAGCTTGAGATCATCGACTGCGAGGTGCCGGTGTTGTCCGAGACGCACCGCTACGGCGGCACGCTCGACTTCATTGGCAAGCTCAACGGCAAGTTGGTGCTGGGCGACTTCAAGACTTCGGGTGGCGTCTACCCTGAGTACCTGATCCAGTTGGTCGCTTACGCCAAGGCTTACGAAGAATGCACCGGCAACAAGATCGACGGCGGGTATCACTTGCTGCGGTTCTCAAAAGAGAATGGCGACTTCGGTCACCACTACTACCCGTCGCTCGATGATGATGCTTGGCCGGCGTTCCTAAACCTGCGATCGTTGTATGATCTGATGGAACGGCTTAAAAAGAGGGCAGCATGAAAAACGAAGACATGAAAGATTACGCTGCATGGGCGTTTGCAATCGTTGCCGTGATGGCTCTTGCGCTTCTCGGCGCTGTGGTCGGCGGTGCTATCCTCGGCGTGTTCGTCAAGACTATGTTATGGGTAGCAACATGAGCGGGCCAGACTTGTATGTATCGCCGGAGGAGTTCGACAAGATGCTGCGCGGCGATCATGATGAGGATGTGGTCAACAACCCGAGCCACTACAAGCTCGATGTTGACGGCCATCAGGTCGAGGCGATCGACATCAGCCACGGCTCGGCGTTGAAGTACCTGTGCCGTGCTGGTCGCAAGGCTGACAATGCGATGGCGCAGGATCTGCGCAAGGCGGCGTGGTTCTTGACTGCTGCGGCTTGTGATCTGGAGGCGATGGAAGAGCTGCACGGCTACGAGCGCAGATCCTCTGGCAAGATCACTCGCGAGCAGATCATCGACATCTGGAACCAAGACAGGTTGCAGGAAGCGCTCGATGTGGGTCGCAGGATCAACGAAGGAAAGTATTAGACCTAGAGACCAAGTCGCGTGAGTTGCTACACGGAGAGCCGGCCCCGTCGCGACAGCCGGCCACTTATGATCGACGACAAGAGTGAAGGTGGATCATGGCGCCGAGAATATCTGGCGCGATCGCTATCGACGAGCCAGTTGCGCGAGGTGATCAGCGAGCTGGAATATTGCCTTGCCGTCGAGCGGCGCCGTAACAAAGAACTCGGCAAAGAGTTGGCCGATTCTGTCGCGTCTTACCTGAAACTGACCGGGGAGATGATGGCGCTCAAGCGCCGTATTTCCGGCGCAGATAATCCATCCGCAGCGGCATCAGATCGTAGTCCCCCTTCTTCACCCCATTGAGCACCACGATCCCATTCCACTCGCTGGTCTGTACATCGTCAGGCCGGTAGCCCTCGCTCTCGAGGTAGAAGCGCCCAGCGACCAGTCCATGCTTGACGTGGTCAGGGTATTGCTTCGAGGCGTATAGGAAGCCCTGCTGGTGGCCCTGCACGAATGACTTGCCGATGTTGTTGAGGCGGCTGACAATGGTGCCACCGATAGGCTTACCGCTGAACGGGTTCGGGAAGTAGTGGCAATAAGCGATCCCGTCGATTTCCACGATCTTCAGAAACTTGTGCCGCTCCCAGTCCAACGTCTGGCAGTTCTGCGATCCGATAATGCCCTGCCACTTAGGGTCATTCTTGGCGATGCGGTTTGCGCGGTTCTCGTGGTTGCCCTCGAGGAATACTTTGCGCGGCTTCCACGTCTTGCTGCGCGACTTCTTAAAGTAAGAATTTAGAAGACGGAAAGCTTCGTTCCCAGCGTCCACGTCAGCCTGATAGCGCGCACCTTCTAACTCGGCGCTGCCCTTCTCTGCGTGGCTGTTGAGGCTCGGGAAGTCCCACCAGTCGCCGAGACACACCACCACGTCAGGGCGGTACTCAAGGATCGCCTCGCCTGCCCAGTGTATGTGTGCCGTGTTCGACTCTGGCCGAATCTGTGTGTCAGGGATGATGAGGTGCCGTTTCATTCCATGGTGGTCAGCATCTGCTGGAGCAGGTGCCCTAGTCGATCGACGAGTTGCTCGTCGCGCGACAGGTCATCGTGTCCTGCTATGTCCAGCATCGCGTGTATTGCCTCATGGCAAAACACCTGCTGACGATTAGATCCTTTGCAGCTTGAGAGGAGTTCGATCTTGTAGTCGCCGGGGAGCCAGATCCCGACGCAGTTCTTGCCGTGCTTCCACTTGCGCGGCGTGATGACATTGACCGCAATCGTGTGCCCTGCGAGCTGGAACTGCTGCGGCACACCATCGCTGCGCGGTGTCATGGCAGCAAGGCCGCTTCCGCTTTTCGGCGACGCACCAGCCCCGGCAGTTCGCGACCGCCGGCCTTTGTCCATCGCATCAACTGAAGCCTTGCCTCGTCCCATTGCTCTGCCTCCATTCGTTTGCGTAACGTACTGGATCGGTATCTCGGGACGCCAAGATTGTAAGCAAAATCAATGGCCGCCGCCAACACCCTCGGGTGATTGATGAGGTTCGGCGAGGCTCTCAACACTCCGGCGCCATAATTAGTCCGCAGCTCGGACAAAAGCCACTGGTCGGCCAACTCACGGCTGATCGGTGGATCATCCATTGATACCTTGGTGCCGTCTGGCTTGTAGACCGTGCCCCAGCCCTGTGTAGGAAATCCAGCAGGGCAAATATACGGCTTACTTCTAAATCCCTCGAAGTGTCTGCAAAGCTCGGCGGCTAGATTGATAGCCTCATCGAGTGCGTTCATAGACGCGACCGACAAACCAGAAGCTGAGAACCATATTCAGCACGGCCATGTCATCGACGCCCCACATCGTGAGCGCGACTTGCTTCCAATCGCCGTTCTGTTCGAGTGCAATTAGGAATGCGGCGATCTTCACGGCGGCATAAGCCATGACGAAGAGGTAGGTCACAAACGGCCGCACCAGTGCAGACACCGCGGCCACCCACTTGCCGGCTGCTCGCGCCGTGGCGCTCTGCTCTTTGAATGCCTCGCCGATCGCATCGACCTCGGCCATCGTCATCTGCGCCTCAGTCTGGCGCATGGCGATCTCGCCCTTCACTTGGGCGAACTTCATCTCGGCCTCGACCATTCGCAGCTCGTGACCGCGCTCGTTCTTGGCGTCAAAAAACTTGAGCACCTCTGGAGCCAGTCGCAGCACGCCACCGAATACGCCACCCAGTAATGTCTCAAGCATGATTACTTGCCCTTGTTAATCAGATCGAAAATGGACTTGACCTTCTCCTCGAGCACCGCCACGCGCAGGTCGAGCTTTGACAGCACGATGATCAGCGTGATGATGGCAAGGATGATCGGCCATGCGCGGGTGAAGATCTCGAAGATGTCCATCTGACCCCCTACTGTCTTTCTTCTGACGTGAGCAGCCCCGGCAATCGACCGCCAAATTGTGTCGATTGCACTTTCTTGGCCTCGCGCTTGGCGGACTCTTTAAGTAGACGCTGATCTTCCAGATCCAATCTCTCAAGGATGCGCATCTGCTCTTGCGGGTTCATCTCGGTGAGCATCTTTGCCATGTCCTCACGCACGTTCGGCGTAAGACCACGCAAGCGACCGCCGGCAAGATTGAGCAGCGTCATAAAGCGCGACGCTGCGTTACCCATCACAAACTCTGTCGCCTGTTCTGCACGCGCTAACTGATCAACCCCAGCGCCAGCAGCGGCCGATGTGCGCGCCGTGCGTGCGCCAATGTTCGGATTGATGTTGCTCGCAAACTCGCGAAGCTGCCGCTCTTGCTTGATGCGCAGCACGGCTTCGGCAGCTTGCTCTGGAGACGCAGCGACGAACTCGAGAAGATCTCGGTTCTGCTTCGTCCCAGTCAGAGCGCGCGCCAAGCCAGCATCATCCATCGTGGCAAGACGATTGTAGAGAGCATCTCGAGCGGTATCGCGCACGATTCGCTGCTTCTCTGGGTCTAGCGCGCGCAGTGCTACCTTACGATCAGACTCGCTCATGTTAATAAATCGCTGCCCAAGCTCTGAGAGCTTAATCAGCTCGGAATCTTCAACGAAGCGAGAACGAGCCGTTCTGTACTCTGGCACTAAGTCCTTAACTCGTGTATCGAGCGTGTCAAACAAGGCTTTGATGCCAGAGGCGTTAACGTCGCCATTGCGGAAGGCCTGATCTTTCTTGGTGCGCACCGCGCGCAGCAAGTAGTCAAGCGCAGCCACTGACGGGTATGCATTCGGAATCAGGTTGCCATTCTTGTCGACCAAATCCGGTAGCTTCAGGCCTTCTTGGCGCCGTGCATTGACCTGCGCCTTCTTGTACAAACTGCGCAGCAAAGGATCGCCAACGATCGTGTTGACGACCTCATCATCCTGCACGATGCCAACGGCACGCGCGTCACCGTAAAGTTCAGAGGCGTTCTGGTTTCGCAGCTTTTCGTACTTCTTGAGAATGTCCTGCGTAAACTGACGGTCTCCCCCCGTCATCTCATTGACTACGCTCATTACACGAGCGCCAGAGCTTCCGAGTATCTCTTGGGATACATCTCGAGTGATGTCGCCTGCGCGGCCGCCACCAATGGCAGCGCGCTCGGCAGCCATCTGCCCAGACTGCCCCATCATCATCCCAAACGGGCGAACTTCGTCAGGCCGGCCAGACAGGATCTGCTGGCGCAACTGATCGCCAGTCACGCCTGCCTCTCGCATGGCACCGAGCACTTCCTGCGATGCCACTCGTGGCTCGTCTGGGTTGAATGCGCGACCGAGTACAGATCGCGCACCTCGAGCAAAGTCCATCGCAGCGCCGAATACTGGGCCAGTAGCTGCGCCCATAGCGCCGCCGCTCACTGCACCAGAGATGCGATCTCCGGGCTGCGCCTCGAGACCGCCTTGGATGGCGCCAGTCGTGCCGCCTAGGCCTGCCTGCGACAAAAGGCGGCCGCCTGCGCTGGTCACGGCTGAGGCCTTGCCAAATGGGTTCGGCGACATCAGCGCACCGGCAAACTCAGAAACCCCATAGGTCAAAGGATTGGCG